GTAAGTAACTAGTGCTCTATAGATAGGGTGTGGGCTGTGCATTTACTCTTCTGTATCGGGCATTGCGCCCATAGGAACTGCTTGAAGTTTCTGTAATGCTGCCTTGTAAGCAATGTTTTCAAGGGTAAGGCGCTTTACTTCTTCAAGTAGGCCGTTGATGAGGTCATCAGTTTGTAATTCCATATTGGGTTCCTTTTAATTAGACTCTAGGAGTGCTTCAAGTATAGCAACCCTGTTAGATAGGTCTGTAATTTGACGCAACAACGAACTGATTACCTTTTGGGCATCTATTTGTGGTGCATCCTGCTCTTGTTTTTGTTCCATTAAATTGCTCCTTCTAGCGCTTTTACTCTAGCACTTATTTCTTTTAGTGACTGCACAATGGGAGCATGAAATTCTGTAACCCCAATATATTGACGGTCGTAAACCGCAGTATCAGTACAAGCAATAAGCCCCATGTTAGGTCCACCAACATTATGTATTTTTACATCCCTTGTTTCCCCAACAAGGTCAAGTGCTTCACGAACATTTTGAGCCGTGAAACCATAGCAATAACCTTCTTCTGTTGCTTCAGGGTCGTCATCAAGTTGTTCTGTTAATTTCAAAAAAGATACAGGCTTCAATGCTTTAATAAAACTAAGACCGAACGACATTGGCTCTATTTCTCGCTTATACCGTTCGTCTGAAAAAGTGTACAAAGTTCCGTAATACCATGTCCAGTTGAATGATGAGTTGTTTTTGTACATACCTGATTCGCCATCACCACTCACCATGAATGTTTGAGGACTTGCAAATTCAATCCCATCCCAACCGTTAGCGATACCATTACCACCTATGCTTATCGCACCATAAGAACCACGAGAACGACCAGCATTTGATGAAACCACACCGTTCATCCTTACCTCACGGTCACAATAAAAATTCTTTGCATTGTAAGTACGAATCCAACCAGATTCGTACATGTAAAGACCACCAGTATAAGTTTCGTTATATATACCAGTATCACCCCAAGTGCGAAACCAATCTGAAGCATAAATTGCGGATGCACCATGAGCCGTACTTCCATTTGTCCCAATGTTACTTCCATTGAGTCTGACGGTTCCGTACAGCCAGTTGTTTCCAGTTGAATAAATACCTGATGGGTGATACGAGGCAGTCCCAGTTCCTGCAACATTGGCATTTCCTGAAACTGAATAAACGCTCATTGCTCCAGAGCCATAGGAACCAGTAGCACCTGTTGGCCCTTGGTCACCTCCAGCGCCTTTATCCCCTGTTAATCCTTTGTCACCAGTTAACCCTTTATCCCCTGTTAATCCTTTGTCACCTGTTAGTCCTTTACTACCAGCGGGTCCACTGGCACCTGTAGTTCCTGGTACAAATAGTTGTGCCCATGTAGTGCCATTGTAGGCGTACCAGTAAGTGGTATCACTTTCATATATTTGTTGACCAACATGAGGTGTTGGGGGGCGTGTTGTAGAAGTACATACATGTACACGAATACTTGTGTTGGTGTTCTTAGAGGACATTTTATTGTGCCGCTTCTAAGGCTTCCAACTTTGCGTCAAGTTCTTGAATTGCCTTGACAATAGGAGAAAGAAATTCTGTAATGCCAATATATTGACGGTCATAGACCGCATCTTCAGTGCAAGCCACTAAGCCCATGTTTGGTCCACCGATATCGTGGATTCTTACATCTCGTGTTTCACCACAAGCATCTAAAGCGGCTCGCACATTTTGGGCTGTAAACCCGTAGTAGTATCCTGGTTCGGTTGCTTCAGGGTCATCCTCAAGAGACTCAGTTAACTTCAAAAAAGATACAGGCTCTAACTGTTCTATAAAGTTTAACCCAAGAGTTAAAGGTTCTATTTCTCGTTTAAATCTTGCATCTGAACCTTCTTGTAAAGTGCCATAATTAAACAACCAGTTCCAAGCGTTGTTATTCCTATACATCCCAGAATAGTAATCGCCATGCACCATGAATGTTTGAGGACTTGCAAATTCAATGCCGTCCCAAGTGTTGGTAATGCCATTACCACCAATAGAAATTGCGCCATAAGAACCACGAGAGCGGTTAGTGTTTGATGACAAAACTCCGTTCATTCGCAATTCACGGTCACAATAAAAATTCTTTTCACCGTAAGTACGAATCCACGTGGAGTCAATCATGTAAATGCCACCACCGTAACTTTGGCTATACCAACCAGTAGAACCCCATGAGCGGAACCAATTTGACGCATACACTTGGGCTGCTCCATGAGACTGAGCGTCAGCAGTACCGATATTGCTTCCATTCAAATACACTTGACCATAAAGCCAGTTGTTACCTGTGGAATAAATACCAGATGGGTGGTACGAGGCAGTACCAGTTCCAGCAACGTTAGCATTACCAGAAACTGAGTAAACACTTGCAATATTGGCTGCTGCACCTGTCGCACCAGTAGCACCAGTGTCCCCTTTAGCGCCCGTATCCCCTTTAAGACCTGTGTCTCCTTTGAGACCAGTATCACCTTTAAGACCAGTATCTCCTTTTGCTCCTGTTGCACCAACAGCACCAGTTGCCCCAGCGGGACCAGTAGGGCCATAGGTTACCCATGTTGAGCCATTCCATACTTTTCCTAAGTTGGTATCTGTTTCATAAATGTATTGACCTACAAATGGCACAACAGGTCTAGTAGTAGAAGTACAAACACCTGGGCGTAAACCCGCAGTTATATGCTTACTAACGGACATTACTAACCTGCAATCTCCATCAAATTTATAGTTGAAATACCACGCATGTAAAAAGTATTAGTGGAATCATTGCCAGTTCTATTTATATTTACCGCTCCACCACCTACGGCACCATCGTTCCAAACTTCTAATTTATAGGTTGTAGAAGAAGTGGTGGCAGGAGAATCAAGAAAACTCAAAGACGCAGATGACAACTTCGCTGAACCGCTGGATGCGTCATTGTCAACCATCAAGGGAGTGGTTACTCTTGTTCGTGTACTTGACGCATCACCAATAGCAATAGCAGTGGAGCCACGAACCAAACGGGCAGCCCCATAAACATTGTCACCACCGCCGTAAGATATGTTTGCTGTAACAAAAATTTTACTTGACGCAGACTTTGGAGTTATTGTTGCCTGCAAATTGGTGATGGCTGTCCAAGTGTCTTTTGCATTAACGACTTGTGTATCAGACATTGTGGTTGACTGAACTTGCAATACGGAACCTGAAGATGGAGTCGCTGCGCCAATAATACGCCATGCGGTACCATTCCAAATTTCTAGTGTGTCAATGTCTGTGGTGTAAACCATCTGACCTTCATACGGCGAAGCGGGTTTAGTGGTTGATGTGCAAACACCTGGTTTGGTGTATACGGATGGACCAATGTATTGACTAATTCCCATCTGGGTTCCATTCTGTGGGCGTGTTACCTTCGGCTACCCACGCAAGGTATGCCTGATAATGACCAGTTGCTTCTGGAGTGAAGTACCCAGAATCAACACCATTATCAAATCTTATTTTGTCTCCATCAATCCAATATTGCATCATAACTCCGAACTGAATTCAAAATATGTAGTGCTGTTGTTTGTGTAGGCACCAGACTGGTTAGCGTTTGTAATGCCAGCGTTAACAGTGATGTAAGCGTAATAAGATTGAGCGGAGGCACCACCAATAATTGGTTGAGAAGCGCTGTTTATCAAAAGCCAAGTTCCTACTTTTGATGCAAGAGAAGGCGTGGCTCTCATTGTTACTGGGTGAAAGTATGTAAATATAATGTTTGTACTAGCAGGTTGGTATCCAGCCAAATAAATGTCAGAAGCAACCCCACCACCCGTACGATAGTAATACCGTTGGCATAGGGCTAGTTCTGTACCATATGGTCGTTGTTCAAACGGGGTAGGCTGGTAGTTCTGTTCTAACTGCACACCCGTAATAGCAAAGATGTTTCCAACCGTAGCAAAAGCATTCGCATGCCCAGTAACGCCAGCGGGAGTTGATGATGAACTCCACGCACCAGCAGCCCCAGTAGATGATGCCTCAACACGGGGGGTAAAGCCAAGAAAAACACCTGAACCATTAGTAGTCAACCATGTTCCCGAAGTCTCACCAGCAATAGTTATTGTTTTCTTTTCCCAAGTGTCGGCTGCAGAAATAGTATAAGAAGCAATATAGTTACGAGTTGCGCCAAAATTGTTTAACTTAATGGAATATGTCCCAGTAACTGCTGAGCGAACCCAAAAAGAAACTGTTATGGTTTTTGCCCCAGCAGTACCCCATGCTAGTTGAGCCGAGTTTAATCCTTCTATGGTTTGTGTTATCTCAATATAGTCATAAGCGTATACAGTTCCAACCGTGGTTACAGTCATTCGTAATGAATGTGTAAAACCTTGCCCGCTCGGAACATCAGAGTTCTGCGAAGTTGTTACTTGTAGGTTTCCTGTGTAGTTTCCAACTCGCCAACGGTCAACCGTGTACCCAGTATTAGTTCCAGTAAGGGCAGTTGCTCGTTGGTTAACCTGCATCCCACCGTTGATGATTAAGTTACGGAAACCCAAGCCCGCAGGCAACAACGCAGACGAACCGAGAGCAGAAGAAATAGGCATGACTATGCCGTCTGCTTAGTCCAGCCAACAACGGTCACATTGACCTTTGCGCCAGTATCACTAAGCCCTTGAATAGTTTCTCCAGCATTGACAACAATGCCTGTATCTAAGATAGTGGTGTCAAACCCAGCAATTGGCAGGGTTGAAATAAAGCGGTTAGCAAGAGTTGCCGCTGAACCAATAGCCAAAGATAGAACACGGTCTTGGGTATCTGTATTGCACATGATTACTTGCTTGACAATGTACTGGTATCCAGCGGGAACTGTGGCAACAACAGTCGTGGTTGTGCCCAATTGGGTGCTTGCTACACCTGAATCATTTAGCCTTGCTTCGTTACGGTCACCGACAGCCATTAAATCATCTCCATTAACATTATTGCACCTGCTTGGTTATTAGACAAAAAGGCGTTAGGTCCTAGTTTTGCGGCGGTTATATTACTATCTGCAATTTTAGCAGTAGTTACAGCGGAATCCGCTAACCCTGAAACTACCATAGCACCAGCGTTTTCTACGCCTGAGATGGTCACGTTGATAGTAGAACCAGCGCTAGACCTGACTGAGATAAAATCACCCGAAGTCATTACCTGTGATACATCCAGTAATACTGTCTCATTAGCGGCTAACGACAAAGAGTTAAATAAACGGTTGGCTGTGCCAGCAGTTTGTGTAACGGGTACCAAAGAGATGCTAATAGTGGCAGTTGCAGAAGCGCTTGTGTTGGTTACAACAAACTGTTTAATTATTGTGGTAGTGGTTTGTGCGGTTGGGCACGTATACAAATTTGTCTCCGTGTTAGCCGTAAGGACAGATGGTCCTGATAGTCGTTTTTCTGTAAAAGCCATTATGAAATCCCAAATGTTGTTGAACCAACGGTACTAAATGTTCGCACTGTGTAGGAACCATCAGTAGTGGCAGTTCCTCCAGTAACTGTTAAACCAGTTGCATCTGAAGTCAGATACCTGACAATTACAATTCCTGAGCCACCGTTCCAACCGCTTCCCCCTCCTGATTGCCCGCTTCCTCCAGCGCCATCTCCACCATTTCCAGTGTTTGCAGCGCCAGCAGCA